TACGTTCCCAACATACAGTTCTAGCAATGGTGGCTATTTTACATTTAACGGATCTAACTATTTTCAAACATCGGGTTCAAAATACAATGTTACCTATACTGGCAAAACGGTTTTTATCGCAGCCAATGCTTCAAGCAGTTGGACTAGTGCGTACCGTTGTTTGTTTGGCACAGGCGGAACAGGCGGCCGCACTTTTAACACTTACATATATAATACCGGATCTGCTTACGAAATACATTTTAGTGCAGGCGGATCAGGCGGATTAAGTAATCCGCTTACTTTTCCTATAAACACGTGGTTTACTGTAGCAGTATCACAAAACTCTAGTGGTTTAATAAGTTGGTATTTTAATGGCGCACTAGTTAATACTCTTTCTTCGACACTAACTTCGTTTGCTAGCGATCAGTATTTACAAATTGGTGCCAGTGATAACTATTGGTCGGGACCAATTTCCGTAGTTGGTGTATACGGTAGAGGTTTATCTGCTACTGAAATAGCCAGTAACCATAATTCAATTCGCGGGAGATACGGAATATGATCGTAGGTTCAGGAATCAAAGTCGGCGCAGGTATTACTATTGCTAACGATTATGTCCCATCCGTAGTAACCAATGGACTACAGTTATATTTAGATAGCCGCAATCCAACATCGTGGCCTGGTTCTGGAACAACTTGGTATGACTTATCAGGCAATGGCAAACACGCTACCTTTTACAAAAATCCCAGCCAAACAAATATCGGTAATCCAGTGGTAGAAGGCACCGCAATCGATGGGTCTACTTTAGTAAGTGGTGGAGATATTTACTTTAACGGTACAAGCTCATCGGCACAATATCAATATGCAGCCGGACCTAACTTAGGTACAAACATAACAACTTGGACCATAAACACTTGGTTTAAAATTAAAAGTTTTGTATCAACTAGTGAATTACCGGCAATCTTTACTGGTATCTACACAGGCTACTCACCAAATGCTTCGGTTAACTTTAGTCTACAGTTTTATGATGGTGGTACCACTAACAACAATCAACTTTATGGTGCGTTCTACAATCCAAATTGGCAAGTTACTACAGGTTACTCAATATCCGTAAATACTTGGTATAATGGTGTTGTAACCTATGACGGAGCAACTATTAATATGTATATGAATAACACATTGGTAGGTACCGCCGCTAACCGTTATTCAACATCATTGACTAGTAGTGTTGGATATCACATTGCTCGTCGTTGGGATGGGTGGGATACCATTGATGGATATGTTCCGGTAGCCATGTTGTACAATCGCGCTCTTACTACCGCAGAAATTGCCCAAAATTTTAATTACTATCGCGCCAGTTACGGTGTTTAATCTGTTGTAAAAAACCAAAAACTAGTGTATACTAGTACCTATGTTAACCTCTATTCAAGACGCAGTACGACTTATTTTACCTGCAAAACGTAAAACCAATTCTTCCTCTGGCTGGATCAGTTTTAATGCGCCTTGTTGTCAACACAATGGAGAGTCGGCCGACACACGTGGTCGTGGCGGCTTAGTAATGAACGCCGACGGCGGGGTTAGCTATCATTGTTTCAACTGTAATTTCAAAGCTAGTTATGTCCCCGGCCGTCATTTAAGTTATAAATTTCGTAAATTACTATCTTGGCTAGGTGCTGACGAAGGTACTATCAAGCGTTTAGTAATTGATGCTATTCGTATCCGGGACCTGGTATCACCAGAACAAGTAGTTGAAGCAACAGAACAAGAAGAAATTAAGTTTAAAGCAAGACCATTACCCGAAGAAGCAAAATCATTTCACGAGTTAAATTCATTTTACAGTCTTAAGGATAATGTTGATGTACCCACAGATTGGCATAATAGCGTAATCTATACCGCACGTAGAATGGTAGATTGCTCTAAGTATGATTTTTATTGGACTCCAGAAACGCAATACAATTTACATAAACGTATTATTATTCCTTTTAAGTGGCGTAATGAAATCATTGGATACTCCGCGAGAGCAGTAAACGAAGATGTTAAACCTAAGTATCATTCAAGTTATGAGCCTAACTATGTATTCAATGTAGATCGACAACTACGAGATAGTAAGTTTGTTATTGTAGTCGAAGGTCCGTTTGATGCTATGGCAGTAGATGGTGTAGCAGTATTAAGCAATGAATGTAGTGAAATACAAGCGGATATTATTGACAGCTTAGGCAGAGAAGTTATTGTAGTCCCAGATGCAGACAAGGCCGGCGCCAAGTTGGTTGATCAAGCAATTGAATTTGGTTGGTCTGTTAGCTTTCCTATATGGCAAGAAACACATAAAGACGTAGCTAGTGCGGTTGAAAATTATGGAAAACTATTTGTTATTAAATCTATATTAGAAGCACGGCAATCGAACAAATTAAAAATTGAGCTACGCAAAAAGAAAATATATAATTAACTATGACAACCGAATACACACCAGAACTACAAAAGTTATTTTTGGAAATGATGCTACAAGACGCACAGAATTTTGTGCGTGTACAAAACATTTATAACCCAGAAAACTTTGATCGTAGTTTGCGAGCCACGGCAGAGTTTATTGCTAAACATAGCACAGAGTTTAAAACACTACCTACATACGAACAGATTAAGGCTGTAACCGGAGTAGAACTTAAACCAATTCCCGAAACAGCAGATGGCCACTCTGAATGGTTTATGCAGGAGTTTGAGGGGTTCTCACGTAAAGAAGAACTTAGTCGTGCTATTCTTAAAGCCGCGGACTTGCTAGAAGAAGGTGACTACGATCCTGTAGAAAAACTAATTAAAGACGCAGTACAAATTAGTCTAACAAAAGATTTGGGTACAGACTACTTTAATGATCCTAAGTCACGTATTGACAAATACTATAATTCGGGCGGACAAGTAAGCACAGGTTGGCCTACTATGGATAAGATATTGTACGGTGGATTTAGTCGTGGTGAACTAAACATATTTGCTGGTGGCTCAGGCTCAGGTAAGTCCTTGGTCATGATGAACATTGCCTTAAGCTGGTTACAACAAGGACTTAGTGGTGTTTATGTTAGTTTAGAACTTAGCGAAGAACTAGTAGCATTGCGTACTGATGCGATGTTAACGGGCACAGGCACAAAAGAGATCCGCAAGGATATTGAAACCACCGAACTTAAGGTTAAGATGGTAGGTAAAAAGGCCGGTAAGTATCGCATTAAAGCGTTACCTGCACAAAGTAACGTAAATGATATTCGTTCCTTTATTAAAGAGTATCAAATTCAAACTAACAACAAAGTAGACTTTGTTATGGTTGACTACTTAGACTTAGTAATGCCAGTGTCAGTTAAAGTTAATCCCAACGATCAGTTTATTAAAGACAAGTATGTAGCAGAAGAATTGCGTAACTTATCGCAAGAGCTGGGTGTGCTATTAGTAACAGCTTCGCAGTTAAATCGTTCAGCAGTTGAAGAAATCGAATTTGATCATAGTCATATTGCTGGTGGTATTAGTAAGATTAATACGGCAGATAACGTATTTGGTATCTTTACAAGTCGTGCTATGAAAGAGCGTGGGCGTTATCAAATCCAGTGTATGAAGTCACGTAGTAGTACAGGTGTAGGACAAAAGATTGACTTAGAATATAACATTGAAACTATGCGTATTACTGATCCGGGCGAAGAAGGACAGGAAAGTTCTAGTGGATATAAGCCAGCTTCTAGCATTTTAAATTCTATTAAAACATCAACAACGGTAAATGATGCATCACCTAAACCACGAGAAGGCTGGAATTTAGAAAATGATACAGCGCCACCCCCTGGTGCTAGTGTAGAAAGCACAAAACTCAAACAAATGCTTGCTGGACTTAAATCCAAGTCTGAATAACTATGTCAAATAAGTTTTGCAGGTTTTTATCTAACGGCTGGTCAATTGCTCAGTATAAACAAGGAACCATTGTAAAACCATGTTGCTGGTATAAAGATAACACACCACTAACAGGACCCGCTTCGCTAAATCACTTGCATCAAGTTGATTCTTGGACTCCTGCGTGTGGTTTATGTGAACAACAAGAAAAATCTGGGATTCAAAGTTTTAGACAATCTAGTTTTGATATTATACCAGAAACTGATAACGGAAAACCTGTTGCTATAGATATAAGTTTAGATTTTGAGTGCAATGCAGCGTGTATTATTTGTAATCCAGGAGAAAGCACGTTATGGCAAAAAGAATTTAATAAAAAACAAATAATTTATAATATAGCGCCAGTAGTAACATCAAATGCTGTTGATACAATACTAAATGATCTTGACCTTAGTGCCGTTCGACGCATAAAGTTCTTTGGTGGCGAGCCATTGTTTACCGATCTACATTGTAAAGTGTTAAACAAAATACCAGATCCTAGCCAAGTGGAAGTCTGGTACACAACCAATGGCAGTATATATCCCAAACCCAAAGTACTCGAATTATGGAGTCGTTTTAAGTTAATATTCTTTGAAGCATCAATTGATGCCATTGGTGAACAGTTTAATTATATACGTTGGCCACTTGTTTGGGAAAAAGTGGAAAATAATTTATTAAGGTTAGTTAAAGAAGCGCCAACAAATGTATTGTTTAGAATTAATCATACATTAAACCCCTTTAATGTTTTTTACTACAATCGTTTACAGGAGTGGGTTGATAAAAAATTTGCTACTAATAGATTGGGAGATGTTACAGAAATTAATGTTCACCCTTGTTGGGGAGACTGGGACTTAGCAAAAACTCCGTTGATGTTGCGTAATCAAATTGATCAAAACAGTATAGTTGGACGGCTATTATCAAATACACCACATAACACCGATATTAATTCGATTAAAACATTTATTAATACTTGGGAAGAGCGTAGACAAAATAGTTGGAAAGAATCCTTTCCAGAGATTGTTGAATACTTTAAGGAATTAGATTAGTAAATCTAGGTATAAAATCACTGCTGCGCAAACCTTTAAGTTGATCCTGTGTGTGCAAATCTTCTATTGCTAATAAAAAATTTTGATCATCCAATTGCGAGTGCGCCTTAAAAAATTGACTTAATTCGGGGTGTTGATTTTTAATTAACGCTGGCAAAGAATTAACATTATAGTAAGCAGGTTCTAAAACCATGTTAGTATTAAATGGTAGATTATTTTTGTTAAACCAGTTAACAGTATCTTGATAATACAAAATATTTAAATTACTTAGAGTATAACTAACACTTAATGATGCTCCAAGTTGCCGAAATATTTCAATATTATTTAAAAGTGTTGCCCATTTGAGAGGATATCGTAGATATTCAAATACTGGACCAATCCCGTCGATACTAATACAGATATTTAAATTTTTAAATTGTGATAATATATCTATATGTTTTTGAGTAAGGTCAACGCTACCGTTCGTGACTATGTTTATAAAACAGTTAGTATTGCTT